CGCTTGTCCATCTTATGCAAAAACTGGACGATGTAGACCAGTAGGCTAACAACCAAGCCCGCAACAAAGATACCTATCGCTGTCCACTCTGATGCGCTCATGATGTTCGCTCCACTAATCCAACGTGCTGCACTAATAATTCAGTCTGTCCAAAGTCTGTCCCGATCACATCGTAATACTTCGAGTCATCACCCACCCGGTAAACCCTATCCTGCGGCATGACATCAGCCCCTACAGCAACAATCAGCGTCCACTGTGCAGATGACTGTATGCCACCACCTACAATCGATTCTGTGTCTGATTGGTTGGTTAGCCTGGCGTTGTACTCGGCAACCTTGCGCCATGTCTCAGTAGCACCACCACGGCCGTCTTCGGTAAGCGTGAAGCGATGTATTTCTACTCGGTCTTGGCATAGGTTGCGTACCATACCAGCGCTCAATGTGGCGCGTAGGATAGGACTCATGCGAACACCAACGGGCGATATCGTTCAGCCATCGAAAGGCAATGTGCTTTCAGTTGTGAGAGCTTGACATCGCTTGTGCCTTCCTTGGCATCGATATCACTAGCGCAACGGCTAGCCTTTATCATCCACGCTTGGCGGGTGGCTGTCCTGACATCGTAGCGCTCAACATTAATCGGGCCTTGGTCTACCCACATCAAGGTTGGGTCACCGGTGCCATCTTCGAGGGTATAGCCCTTGACTTGGTAAGGAGCATAGACAGGGTAATCGGGTTGTGTCGTGCCTGACGTACCGGCTACTCGACACTCGTACACCCGTCCATTAGGCGTTGTAGGCACTACACGGTCACCGACAGCATAGGTGGTGCTAGCCGTCCAAGTGCTGAACCGTGAGAAGGAATCAAGGATGCTCCCTATGTCGGTTGTGGACATCTGCGGATAGGACTGGGCATCCACAAACAGGGATACCTGCGCTATCGCTTCGGCTCGTGTCATCATGGTTTCAGTATCCCACACAGAAGAAAAGCCCCCGGCACGTCTGCCGAGGGCTTGAGATAAGAACCGCTAGGCTTATGTAGCTGCGGATGCTCCAACGATAAGCGAGCCAGGGACACGGCTGGATGCCGTGGCATTGACGTTGCCAACATCGAAAGCGGAGAAAGCGAAACGCTCGGTTGCCTTGAACGCCAAAGCATCCTCAACAAAGTAGCGCTGATCCGATACCTCAATCGTAACAGTACGGCGGTCACCGAATGCAGTACCAACGCTGAGGTCACCAAGCAGGATATATGGCGTGGTAGCCGCAAGGGTCTTAGCCATATTTTGGACAAAGATTACCGGGTATCCGTAGAGCATAGGGTTAGGCCCGTATGCGCCTTGGATGTCCATAATCGAGTTTCCGCCCAAAGCATCAAGGAGAGGTGCAATCGCGTTGTACCAAATCTCCTTATGCATGAACCATTTTGCATTCGGTGCATACGTTGGGAGCTTGGCAACCATACCCTTCAAGTTAGCAAGTGTCGGGCTATACGTGATGGTCTGCCCGGTTGTAAATACCTGCAAGGAAGCAATGTTAGCCTTGGTTGCGTTCAGGTTGTAGACAGCATAGAGGATGCCATCAAGGCCAGATGTGGAGTCGACTGCATTGTTGAAAACAACGCGGTCTTCTTCCTTAGCAAGCGAGTACGCCATGTCACGGGCAAGCGTTGCGCCAAAGTCGATAATAGAATCTTCAGCCAACTCTTTAGAAACCTGAGTAAGAATCGATGGCTTCTTGGCAACCAAGTTCACCTGTGCAAAGGTCAAGTCGGAAGCGGTGATAGCCGTATTCTCTCCAGGGTAGTAGACCGTAGTGGATGCGGTCGCATTCGGTACGTTGAGAACGTCAGAACTCATCGGATAGATGCGGCAGTTCTGCCGAGCAATACCAAACTGCTCACGGAGGTAGATAAGCTCAGAGGACAGCGGATCTGGAACGGTGAAACCACCAGCACTGTTCGTGCCTTCGCTCTGTGATTTCAGGTTGTTCTTGACCCACTCAGCGGCCTTGCGGTTGCCCATGATAGAGCGGCCCCATTGACCCCAAGCGTAAGCCTTGTAGTTAGCTTCATCACGGGTGCCGGACAATGGATTGCGTCCAACGCCGCCCGACTTCCATGGCTGCTCAGCTGCAACTTCCGTTGCTACTGGATGACCTTGTCCGAGTGCCTTGATTGTCTCGATGCGCTCTTCAATGCCCTTGGCTTCAGCCATCAGGGACTTGACCTGTGCAAGGTCACCGTTACCGGAAGCGAGCTCCCGCGCGGTAGCAAGCACAGAATCTTTTTGATTCTGCAATTGTGTCAAATTCATAGTTGTGTCAACAACTCCAGACGAGCCAGTAAGTCCTGGCGTTCGTCATTGTCATGGGCTTTCGCCTCTACTACGATGACCGGTTGCGTCTCTGGCTGGTCTGCGTCCCGCAGTGAATCCCAGACTACAGGTGCTAAGCGCTTGGCGCTCGCCCGGCTAAGACCGACTGCATCCCGCAGCCGACGTTCAACACCCCGCAGGGACGCGGGTTGTACACTCTTGGTTCCGTGCATGGCATACAAGCCCTTTGCACGTCGAGCAAACTCATCAATGATGGCATCCGCCATGGTCTGATCGGAAACCATCTCGATAGCCCCACAGAGCGCATCGTAGTAGGCTTCAAGCCCCTCGTGGATTAGGTCACCTTCGGACTCGTTGAAGACCGACATGGCGTACTCTTCCGGGGACTGCTCAGGCATTGGAGCCATGACCATCTCGTCTTCTTCCATATCCATCATAGGCTCCATGCCGTAGTACTCCTTCAAGGTTTTGACGCTGTTACGATACTCGGCAGGTGTAGGCGTTATGCTTGCTTCGGCGATAGGCCAGCGGGTTATCTCAGCGGCACCGCCCATGCTCTTACGCTCTACCAGATGACCAGCGGCACCGGAGGAAAAGCCCATCTTGCCTTGCTTGCAAAGCTTCGCAATCATGCTGCCGTATTCGTCAGCCATGTCTAGTTGGGCTTCATACCAAAGCCCGGTATCGTCCATCTTGATGTAGCCTGTACCGATGCTCTTCTTACCGACAGCGGCATCCATACCGTGGTGATAGTAGACGTTGAGCGGTACGCGCTGACCCTTGGAAACCGGAAAGCCGTAGTCGGTTGAAGCGGTGAAGTAATCGCCTTCAAGGTCAGCGGTCTTGGTATCGCCAAAGCGAACCAGGTAGCCCTTGACGTAGCCTAACCTGTCGCTCTTGATACCGTCTACGGAAGATGTCAGCAAGTCCATACACCCACTATCCCACAGTGCCGTTTTCATAGATAAGTCGTTAGATCCGGTTGGTATCCCTCTAGGTCTCTAAGCGGCAATACCCTAGTGGTAGGCCCCCAGTCGGCATTCTGTACCACGGTTGCCATGTCACTGAGCGGTAAGCCTTCGCTGTAAAGGTTGTAACGAGCGGTGCCTAGTATCTGCTGGGCTTCAAGCGGTGTTAGCCCCTTTAGTATCTCTTCACCGGTGGCAACCTTTGGGCGGGTGTCCGGTATAGATGAATCACCGGTTATCTCTGCCCAGCTAAGGGTCTCCGGTATCATCACGCACCGGCAGTTCGGGTGTGAAGGCATGATGGTATCGGTAGCTTGCAGGGTGCCGGATAGAGCCAAGCAAGCAAGGCATACCCGCGCATCTTGCGTAGCCTGTCGGCGGTATCCGGTCACTGCGCCATTCTCAGTGTATAGTTGCCGCTGGGCTTCACGGCTTGCGCGTATCATCTCAGTGCGGGCTATCGTCTCGGCTCTTTGCCGTCCGATGTCTGCCGCCTTGCGTACCCGCCGTGCTACCGTGCGCGGGCCTTCACCGAGACTGATGCCTTGTACCAAAGCCATCTGCATGGCATCGGTAGTTACCTGTGGAATCTTATTGAATAACTCAGCCAGAGGTGAACCATCGCCAGCGAACCCGACAAAGGCTTGGAGTTGCTCGTCTGGTAAGTTTGTCCATGAAGAACCAATGGAAACGTTGGCGGGCTTTTTACCCGCTGCCGCTTCCACAAGGCTTTGCGTTGCATCATTAGCAAGGATAGCGGCTTGCAGTTGCCCATCTGCTGTAATCACTGCCCCTTCAACACTAAACTTTTTGAGGTTCTTTCCGAGCTGCTCGATGTTGTCTATGATCCGCTGACGCATCCAGAGTATGGTTTCGCTTGGCGGTTCGCCGTTTGCTTCACGCTCGGCTATCCTGCCCTCTAGCGCTTCAAGCTCATCGATGCTGGCCTTGGTTGCGGCTTTGTATGCACGTTGCATCCGGCTGATGGCTACGCCTTCACGCTCCAATAGGTCATTCCGGTACTTCTGGGATGCGGCATAAACCCTGCCCGTCCCGGTGTCTACTCGCTTGAGCTGGTCTCCAGCTCGTACCCGTAAAAAGGGTGCGACTTGTACACTACCCCCGGAGTGCATACGTGGTCACCATCAAGGCTCTTGCCATCAGGCTGCATAGCGTCCCGCTTGGATGTAGCCCAGCGGAACCCGGCATCACCGCCCCACAAGTCCCAGGCTACACGCCCCGGTGAAGGGAAACCTTCCTCACCAGCGTTGAAGCCTTCAGCCTGTTTGTCTACTTCATGGCGGCTAAAGAAAGAGTACATCCGCAGTATCGTGTCTTCGGAAAGTTTCTCACCGTTTACGATTTGGTTAGCCCTTGCAAGACCTACCCGCGTCCCGCCGTCAAAGCCTTCCGCCTTCCAGTCAAGCGCCCGTTGCGCCGCTGTCCGCATTGCTTCAGTTGGGCGGAACTTCATCTCATACGATCGCACTGCGGCACCATCAAAGCCGCCGGTGCTTTGTACCGGGATTGCCGTTGGGTGTAGCTGCCCTTCATCTTCCGGCACTGCTTCAAGGCCTGCTATGCGCTTGGCTTCAGCACGATCAATAATGCCAGCCTTGTACAGTTTCTCAGCTCTTACCGCTTCCGCTTGCATATCGTCAGCAAGCGCCCTGACGGTTTCAAGGTCGTACATAACGTAATCACCCTGCTGTGTCTCAGGGTATTCCGGCAGCAGGTCAGCGGTGATTGCATCCGCCAAAGTACGGAGCAACGGCACCATGCCGTCTTCCCAAGCCGCTTGCTGGGCGCGTTCGTAATTACTGTAGGTAGACCGCTCTAAGCCGCTTCCAAGGCCTAGCACCATAGGGTTGATACCAAGGGCTGAACAGATACGCTCCTCCGGTACGCGCCTAACAGAATCTAGAGCAAGCTCGGAAGGAGTAAGGCTAACCCTATCCATCTTGTACGCACCGGTCATAACCACGATGCCGCCGCTACCATCTCCGGTAAGGTCTTCATGCAGCTGGCGCTTGACCTGCCGAGCATCATCCATAGACATGTCTACCGATGTCTCTTTGGCATCAGGGCCGACAATGAGGCTAGGCATAGCGCCGTTAGCCAAGAGTCCGTATGCGGTAGTGGATGCTGTGTTATCGGTTGCAATCTCCCGCAAGACAGCGGTTAGCGGCGCACGGCCTATCCTGATATCGCTAGGGTCA